GGATCATCAACATTGGCGACAACTGCAGTCTGAAATGCAGGGTCAGATGCAGCATCAGCAGAAACAGTGATGCCACGCTGCTCAGCAATCGCAGCAGCAACCGACTGATCCTCACCTTTAGAAACGGCAAGGCCGTACTTTTTCAGATACAGACCTCGAACCTCTTTACCAGCGGCACGACTAAAATCACGGATCTGCTTTTGAACAATCTGACCGTAATCAGTGCTGAACAAATCGTGCCCATACTTGGAACGATTGATTGCATTCACCTGCGTCTTGGCTCCAAGACCATTAGGAGCAATTTGGTCATACCTAATGTCGCTAGTGGAAACCCAACCATCAACAATCTTGCCGTCCTTGTTGATGTAACGGATCTGTGTGACAGGACCATCAACGCCAAGTTCCGCTGCGGCCTTGGCATTGTCCTGCAACGTTTCACCAACCTTGGCAAGAACAGCCTGTTCAGCAGTAGACCCAACGCCATGCTCAGCAGACATAGCCACAGCAGGCTTGTTCGCTTCACCAAGAAGAACGTACTTACGCCCATCCTTACCGACGATGTACGCCCGAGTCAGAGTGTCTGTAGCGTCAGCAATCGGAGTTCCAATGTGATCTGCACCAGGCACATACTTGGCAGGCAACATGAAACCTTCAACACCATTGTCGGCGTATCTGATCTTCTTTGAAGCCTTCATGCCAGCTCGGGCCTCATCAGTCAAAAGACCATGCAAATGATCTTTTGCTCGATCAACCAAAGGCTGAACATCGTCAAGATCGCCACCAAAACTTTCAACAACACGCCTAACCTGCGCTGTCGTTTCAGTAATTAACTGGTCATCAAGGCCACGAACAACATCGTAAAGATCAGCGTCCGCAGCTTTCAACGTGTCAATATCATCTAGGTTGCCGTCCAAAGCCCCGACGATCACAGACCGATCCACACCCGCTTGATCCGCAAACTTGTCAACATACGTAGCTTTACGCTCATGCATCTTCAAGACAGTCGCCGTGACACCATTTTCAATACGGTCACTGACAAGAATGCGACGAAGATTCAACGCTTCCTGTGGGGATTCCGCATTCAGAATCGCACGCTTCAACTCGCCTTCGCCGCCGCCGTACCTTTCTCCAAGAGTTGACATCAACTTTGAAGTCTTGGCACCAGCAAAAGCGTTTGCCGCTAACTTGGATGCGCCCTCAACAAGAGGACCACGACCCAAATAGATTTGATACTTAGCCGAGTCGATCCCTGACCCACCGAGCTTCTTTGCACCGTAATTAGCAATTCGTCCTGTGCCTGGAAGCTGGAAGTACAAACCACCCTTAAGGGTTTTGCCACCCAAATCAACAACACCAGTTTCTTCCAGTGTCTTGCCAATCCAAGCGAGGTCAGCATTTTTAATGCCACCAATGCCGCCCTTGCCTTTTCGGGCAAGATTTCCGCCAAACGTTGAAAGACGTGTGGCATCGTCAACACGTCCAGCAGCACGCAGAACATCAGATGCTTTATCAATCTTCTGGATAATCCCAGGAGCCTGACCAAGTTTTGTAATAATGCCTGCACCGTACACATAGGTCAAAGGGTCGGTGACAATATCGGCACTAATGCCAATAGCAATCTTCGCTGGAGTTGGCAAACCCTTAAACCAGTCGGCACCCGCTAGTGCCGACGATGTTGTCTCACCCTTCACAATGTCTTTAAGCAGATTGCGTTTCGGATCAATGACCCGACGAACAGGTTGAGTCACCAACGTCTGAGGCAGCGCCAATGCTTGACTAAGACCTGCAATGCCCGTTCCCAGTGCACCTTTAATCTGATCGAATGTAGACTCGTCTTTCTTTATAGACTTATCTGTCGAGTATCCAGCAGCAGTGTTCTTCAACCCGCCAGGAGCATTCGACTGCATGATCGCTGTGATCGAATCAGTCAGTTTCTTTTGAGAACCAGCAAGAGGATCGGCATTGTACGCATAAGAACCGTTGGCAAGTGCAGTCGCCAACTTTGTCAGGCTTTGCATATTGCTCTTATTACGAGAACTGCCACCACGGGAAGAATTGCGAGTTCCCGCTCGCGAGCGAGCGCCCGCAGCGTTTAACTGAGCAACTTGTGACCTAGATAAACCAGCCACAACTTACGTTCCTTGAGGTTGGTTTTGACCCTGCGAAGCCAAAAATGCCATCGCAGCCGAGGCATCAGAGCCACCGCCTCGAAGCATCAACTGGATCAGCTCATCTTGGGATGGCGTGTAGTTGTTCAAACCCCACTCATACCTAGTTTTATCAATGGCTTGCTTATTCATTTTGGAGTAGTCGGTTCCACCGCCACCACGGCCACCAGACATTCCAGCCTGCTGGGCTTCCATCAAACTTTGCTCACGATTAGCGAGCATCGCATTCAACATTGCGTTGTAATTGTTTTCCAAATTGCCCGAGGCACCTTGGCGAACAAGGTCACCACTGTTCTCAACAGAACGCTGGTTTGCACCAACGATCTGATCTAAACGGTTACCCAGATCCTGTTGGAAACCCTGCGAGGAAGCCAATGTTGCTGCGTTGGCAGCAACCTGCGCTTGGGGAGCAGCAGCGTTACCACCGATACTTCCGACAGCACCACCAATCTGATTACCCAGCTCGGTGTTGCGTGCAACAGACTCCGCCATGCGGCGTGAGATTTCAGCTTGGATTGCAGCCGAACCCTGCTGATACAAGGCTTGGTTGTTGGCAATGCCCTGTTTAAAAGCGTCATAGTTCTTTTGAATCCCCGTAGCGGAATTCGCCTTGTTGGTATCGAGCGCACCACGCTGACGATCAAACGATTCGTTAATACCTCTAATCAACGATTGAACATAAGCAGCCGCACTAGCGCCAGAGTCGCCAGTTCCATTGTCGCCTGTTTCCCAAGGAAGTTCAGGCCCATCTTTGAGTTGCCGTCCATCCCAGTTCTTTGTGTACGGCATATTGCCATTGCCAACGCGCTTTAAACCAAACACATTTGTAAACGGAAGATTTGGATTCGGATTATCTTCCTTACCATCATCGGTAATCCACTCGCCCGTTTTACCTAGACGGTCAGTAGTCCAGTCCCAACTATTTTCAAAATTGTCACTACGTTTACCAAACCAATTTAAAACACCCATTACATTTGCGCCCTGATTGCGTCGGCAGTTGCCGCCTGCTGGCGAGCCATACGTTCACTCTTAACCTGATCGCGATTCATTTTTAACATCATCTCGATATCACCTTGGTTTTCGGCATAGCCACCCATTTGACGGTCGGAAGTCCGTTGCAAATCACCAAAAGCATTTGCACGATTTGTCCCGTAGTCATTGATGGCACGATTCATGATCCCCGAACGCAACACATTGCGACGGGCAAACGAGTTGGGCAACGTCCTCTGGTAGTTATCCCATTGGGTACCCAACCGCCCATAAGCCGTATTGAAATCAGCCGTCGCCTCTTGGCGACGAGTTCCGAGCTTCGTTAATCCACGCTGAGCCGCCAGATCGGCATTATTAATGCGTGTCTGGTAGGCGTTGATTTCTTCAGGAGTGAGATAATTTGTGACGTTGCTCATCTACATATATGAGGAATGTCCCGCTATATGAGAGTTATCGCCTAGGTTTTGATGATGTAGTAGGTCAAAATATAGGGCTGCATCACACTGGTCGATGACTGAGCCGTGTTGCTGTTGACCGTGACTCCCACAGAAGCTGTTCCTACAGGCCCACCTGTATCGCCGTAAACCCTGGTGTAATGGTTCATAGTCAAAGGACCAAAAGCGCCGTTATAGACCGCAACAGGACCAAGAATGTAACTTGTGATTGCCGCAGGACCACGACCGCTGGGTCGAACAGAACCCGCCTCATAACCAATAAGGCCAGCATTGCCGTTCGCAGCACCAACAGCAGCCGCAAGGTTTCCTTCTTGATGTGTATGAGTTGAATTAGCAACTGCACCGTTAGAAATGGTTGTGCCGTGTGTGTGACCTACGAGTTGGGCAGCATTAAAACTTTCTGTACCACCCGTTCCACCCAAAGTGTTTGTTGCAGACAAACGGCCTGCATCGGTTCCACCCATGTTGTCCACCGCAACTGGGGTTCGTCCTCGCATATCAGGCAAATAGAAATGGGTCAGCGTTGCTGTCCCATAAGTGCTGCCAATCAGCGTCCACAGATCAGGAAACGATGATTTCAGTTGAGCCGACCCGTCACAAAGCAGCCATCCCGCAGGCGCTGTAGCGGCAGCATACGCAACCAAAGCACCCGTAGGAGTGCCAACACCCGTATCACCCTTAGGGATCGTAAAATTGAATGTGGCCGCAGACGATGTACCGCTATTGGAAACTGCTGCTGAAGTTCCCGCTGCACCAGTCGTCGTGGTTCCCACAGCGATGGTCGCTGCGGAACCGTTGGTTCCATTCGTACCATTGGTGCCAGCCACACCTTGGGGGCCTGTTGCACCGACAGCACCATTCGTGCCATTGGTTCCGTTAGTTCCAGCTATACCCTGTGGTCCTGTAGGACCCATAGCGCCTGTTGGACCAGCCACAGTCGAGGCAGCACCTGTCAAACCAATAGGGCCTGTTGGTCCGACAGAACCTGTATCTCCTTTTTCACCAACAATCGTTGTAATCCAAGAGGAGAAAGTTCCTCCGCCCGCCTCGAAATCCACAGCAACCGTTATTGAAGAAGCGGTTCTTGCGGTGATTACACCTTCAAAATATGACCCAGTTCCAGCCCCGTAAACCCTGATGCGATTACCAAATTGATAGGCATGATCTACTGCGCCGCTTGGAAGTGTGATCGAAAGAGTTCGTGAGAAAGGAGTTCCAGTTGGGATTGAATAGGTTCCAACAATGTTTACGCTGTAACCAGCACCGTTTGTACCATTAGTACCATTAGTACCATTAGTACCATTGGTGCCAGGAATGCCTGCCGCTCCTGGAGTACCAGAAGGGCCAGGGTCACCTTTCAGCCCAGCAGCAACCACATTCCATGATGAGTACGAACCAAAAGCACCACCGTTGTTATCAGCCACCATGTAAACATTTAGACCTGAAATGGATGATATGTAACCCTCAAACCAAGCAGCACTACCAGCGCTCGATGAACCATTCCATACAACCCTGATGTACTGTCCAGCCGCTAATGCGCCAATCTTGTTAACGGGAACCAAAATCAAAGTGCCAGGGGTGATTGTGCCTGGAACAAAAGTTCCTGTTGAAGTTATGCCGTCATAACCAAGACCCGTAGCACCTACGGGTCCAGTTGAACCTGTTGCTCCGACGGCTCCTGTGGCCCCTACGGGGCCTGTGGGGCCGACTGCTCCAAGATCGCCAGTTCTCGTAAAATTTATGTGGGTAGTTACACCGTTTGATGGACGCGCATTTCCATTTACCCAAACAACAGGAATCTTGTAATACCCCGTTGCAACAGTAACCGTTCCACTCACGTAATAGGTTTGAGCCACCGCAGAACTAACGAGTTGAATAAAGCCTTTGACGGTTGATGTGGAGTCATCAAAAGTGTCGTACCAAGTCGGACGCAAGTTTCCATTAGCGTCGTAGTTGCTGATGTACAGGAAAGTGACTGCGGAACCAATCGTGTTGTTTGATCGAATAATTCCACTGCCAGGGTCGGCATCAACAGTTGAGTTGCTGAACGTGTACTGCACGTTCCCTGAAATGCCTTGTGGACCCGCTGCGCCTGTAGCGCCCGCTGCCCCAGTCGCTCCTGTTGCACCCGCTGGGCCTGTCGGGCCTGCGGGGCCTGCTGGACCAGCAGCAACATTGTCAGACCATTTCTCTATGGACGTAAAGATTTGCCGCAGAACTCGCGGTTCTGCTGGCTCAACTGCTGGGATCGGGTTCGACCACTTTGTCATCAGCGACCAATAGCAATGTAACTGACACGAACGCCTTGCGATACCGCACGCTGCAAGGTAAATCCGCCAAACCCGTCACCAACAACGGCACTGGTAAAGCAGCGAACCGTAAAATTAGACAGGCTTTTAGCGTGAATAGACATAAACTGTGTCGGGACACCAGCATCGCCACTGGTGACTACAAGAGAGTCCAACGCTGTCGCAAACGCAGTCGGGAACGTAACCGTTGCATGACCAAAAACATCTGTAGTTACAACAGCGTCAGCAGCCTTAATGATCTGACCCGCAGCAGCCATGCTCGGACGGAACGTAAGCGGCGTAACCGCCGAGTCATCCACATACTGTTTCCGAGTGAACTGATTAGCAGTAGACGGATTAACAGCAGGACCACTAGGGATACCCGTAAACGGCGTTGTGCCGTCAATTTTTACACGCTGATCGACATACTGTTTCCGAGCAAACTGATCGGGCGATGTTGGATCAGTGCCAGGACCAGACGGAATAGCCGTAAACGCTTTGGAGGCGTCACGAACAATCACTTCAGCATTGACGTAGTTTACAACATCATCAAAGTTTTGGTTGACTTCCGCAGACTCAATGTCTGTGGCAGGAACAAACGTGTATGTCTTACTTACTGCACTCATCGAACCCTCCGAGGGACATATTTAAAAATCAAAGCATCGACACCCCAAAAAACGGGGGCCTGTGCTTCACCTAGCTCAGCAGCAGACAGCACCTTGCCGCCCACTCTTAAAGAAACGGATCGGGCAATACCCAATGTCTGTCCACGGTCCACATATCCGTAGACACCTGACCTCGCCCACCGTGTTGTCCCTGGATTCGCTGGACCAACCCAGTCGGAATCAGGATCATCCCAAATGGCATCGTTGATACCTGAAGCACTGGGAACAGCATTGAACTTAAAGTTTTTCACCGTGACTGTCGGGTCATAATCTGAATAGGAAATGACAGGCAAGTCATAACCTTGATCGACCTGCATCAAAGCCTCAGTGCGTCGCCAACGTTTCTTAATCGCTGGCTCCCCCAAATCAAGCCAACGGGTCTGATACCAAGCATCAATCGGCTCGATTCCCAGCTCGGGACCAAAGTTGTCGTAGTACTGTCCAGTCACATCAACTTTGAACACCAGGTTTGTGCCGTACACATACGCCAAACTGTCAACAGTTCTGTAACCACGACTGTAGGGACCGAGTTGCAGCGAGTATTTCGTCCATGACCCACCTGTTTTCAGGTTGGGGTCGAGAACAAACGTGACACCTCTGGGGGGTGTCGGGTCATCTGCCCACGGCACTGAAACCCACAACCGATTGTTGACCCAACCCATATCAACTTTGTCGGCTTGTGATCGGGGAATGTCACCGTCACGCAACGCAGGCAAAATCTGACTGAAAACGTTTGTAACATTTCGACCCGTGTAAACATTTACACCCGATGAGTGGTCAAAGAAGAACACTCCCGCTGGGGTTGCAATGGTCGCTGCATGAGAAACAGATCCAACCGTGTTGGAAACGTTGACCATGCTGAAAGTTTCAGCCGAGTCACCGTAGATGGCGTATACCGAGTCACGTTTAAAAATGAGCAGCTGATCGCCAAACGGAACCATTGCTGTGATCGGATCAAAGTCTTTGCCTTCATCGATATCGATAAAATCGTCTGTACGCCAGTTTTCACCCGAGTTGTCAAAAGTGTTGGCCCATGAGAAACGAATACGGTTGGGGAAACTGTTTACGCCGCCAGCACCCTCATAGGTGCTGGCAACCCACATGTAACCTGCATGAACAGCAGCATGGTCGGCTCTGATGACGTTACCGCTGGTAGCGGTAATCGTGTCGTTGAAAGCGTTACCCATCGTGGAAGCTATAGAACCAGTGAACTTGGCTACATCAGCGTTGCCTCTAGCCCAGTAACAGTTGTTGTTGAACGTGACAGGACAAACATCTTTTGTTGCGGAACCAAGACTGGTTCCGATTGTCGTCCAAACCGATGGGACGCTGCTGTATACAACAGTGCCAACCTGCGCCATTGTGTGAATTGTTCCTGAAGCGTTGAACGTCCAGATACTGTCGGGAGAAGCAGCCAAAGGGGTATTCGAGAACGGTGTTACTCCACGTCGAACCTGAAATCCTCCACGACGATCCAAGTCAACGTTCATTAGGTCGGGTGACTCGTTGTCACCCAACTTGAAAGCATCCGAAACAAGGTTGATTCCACCCGTAAAATCGCGCAGCGAATACAGTTGGGTCCGCTTAGGAGTAGTTCTCATGGCAATCAGTCAAACGGGTAATGCAGTCGGTTTGGTTGACGAACCCGAGGGCCACCACCAAGCACAAGCGGGTAAGCACCAGGGGCATCGCCGTACTGCTTTTTCAACACATCCATCTCGGCGTTAAACGCACTGATGAACTGCTGTGCCATCTCAGGATCTTCCTGCTGCAAATACGCCATACCCACCAGATACAAACGGATAGCGTCATGAAAGTCGTCAGGGAAATCAGGCACTGCACCTGCACCATCAGCAACCCAATCTTCAACCTTGCGGTAGCCACGCAGATTCAACGTGTCAGCCATGTCAGGAGTTGGATACAGACGGAGAGTGTCGCCCCACACGTTGTAAAACGTCACAAATCCACTAGACGTTTGATACGGAAGGTACGCTGCTTCAGCCTCGTCACGACCCATAAAGGTCAGACGACGGTCGTTGCGAACAATAGAAACAACTTCGTCGGCAGCAGGACTAAGAGCCGACAGTGCGTAATCGCGTGTTCCGCTGGTGGTAGTGAGAACCCATGAGGTTTCAAAGAACGGCCAACGTTTGCGGCTACGGGAAATCTTGATTGAAGCATCCCTAGCCCACACATCGAGCAGCTCGTTCGGGATTTCAGATTCATCCAAATCCAAGTGCTGACGCACATAAACTCGCATTTGATCCAACGTGTATGCCATTACAGTTCACCCCGAGAACGAAGATGTCCGACACACCATTCAGTCCCTTTAGCGGGTCGAGCTCCACACGGATCGCCCGCCTTGTTGGTGTCGGCACACCCACCGACTGCCTGCACGATTGTTGGCAGTGATGATCCTGAACCGATTGCGGGAACAGCAGCGTTTTGGAATCTGACTCGGGACGAGTCGGTTGTGCCGCCCATTGCTGGTACAGCATTTGCACCGTAACTGACTGCTAGTTGACTCACAGAAACTCCCGAAAAGGTTTGTAGAACGAAACGGGGCGAGGGCCGAAACCCCCGCCCCGTAACTCATGCTTGTTGCGCTGCTATCAGGCGGTCTTAGCGGTAAGAACACCTTGGCGTGCGCGGTTGCTGATCGTGAGTTCGCCGTAACACAGGATCTGTGCGTAACGAGCATCCTTGTTGTTGGGACGAACAAACGGGGTTGGCTTGAACCAAGTGTCCGAGTGACCGACAAGACGGATGTACTTCGTGTTAAGGAAGAACATATCGCCAGCCGTGACGTAGTTGTCATAAACGATTGGCGCACCCTTGAACAGAAGGTTCTGGAATCCACCATCAGCGGTCTTGGAGTCCATGAAACGCTCCTGTGGCTGAAGAAGATCCTCATACTTCTCAAAGAGGGTACGGGTCGTAAGGATCACGTTCGGCTGGTCGTTGCCAACTGAAACGGTGTTGTACGCAGTACGCATCTGAGCGAGCGTAAGAGCGCCAGCAGTCGTGTTCTTGTGGCCAGGAGCCCACCAAGTATCAGCGGTCTGATCGATGCCGCCGATGTTGGTTGAGGACGAATCCTTGACCAGCTTGGCAAGACCAAGCCAATCCTTGCCACTGTTGCCAGTGCCATCACCAGTGATGAACATTTGGTCAAACTTTTCAGTGATGGTTTCTTCAGCCTGGAACGTCTTGGCTTCAAGAAGATCAATGATCTGTTCTTCGCTGTTGTTCTGTGCTTCTTCAATACCAGAAATGGTGATCGAAGCGGCGTACTGCTTCCAGTTGTACTCAGCAGCAGTGATACCAGTCTGAGCAGTAATGTCGATTGAATCGTAAGCCGAGTATGATGCAGCAGTACCGTTCGTTCCGTAAAGGAGCGGAAGAACAATCTTCGAGCCACCAGAGATGGTACGAACCTGTCCTGCTTGCTTCAGGAAGTAAACAAACGGACGTGCTGAAAACACGTTATCGACCAGCTTTGGCATGTGGTTCGCCAAAGTGGTACTCAGGATTGTGTCGTAATTGACATTAGGCATTTCGGGTTTCTCCTAGGTTATGAGGGCTATACGCCCAACGCTTTCTTTGCGGCCAGGTACGCGTCCCGAAGTGAACCGTATTGCTCAGGTTGTGCGGGAACCGTAGTTCCAGAACGGCTAGAGCCTGTATGAACAACACTTGCGGCTTGACGCTTAGCTTCAATCCGTTGCTGCTCCTGCTGCTGTTGACTCCGTAGAGACTCCAGCTGCGTTTGCAGCGAAGTGAAATTCATGTCTGCATAAGCGGCCCGAAGATTAGGGAAACCACCTTTGATTGCGTGAGCAAACAAAATTTGGTTATCGAAATCCCCGAAGTCACTGTGCAGAGTGTTCAGTTCGCTTTCGATTTGCGCCTGGGTTGCGGCACTTTCTTGAGCGGCAATCTTCTGCTCCAACACAGCAATACGAGCAAGATCGGGGTCCATATCCATGTAAGGATCGTGGACATCCCCGCCAACACCAAACGCTTCTTGAAGTGCTTGGAGTGTTCCTTGTGGATCTTGTTGCAGTGCTGCGGTGATCGCTTCAGCTTCCGCCAGTCGAGTCCGCATTTCGGCCAGCTCTTGCGTCTTACGGGTATAATCCGATTGACGTAAGTAACCGTTTCGGGCTTCATCAAGGGTGATCGGTGTTCCATCAAGTTCAAAAATGGACTCAATGGGCTCAGCCGATTCCGTGAAAGAACCGTCAGGAACCGAATCAAATGTCTCATCAGGGGTGCTGGTAGGTTCCGAGTCGAAACTCGATGCCTGTTCCAGTCCTTCAGAAACAAAGTCCGATTCCCCTACCGCCGAGTATTCGGCGTCAGATGTATCAGTCATCATTCCTAGGGAGTCGTGCGTATCTCGCAGGTTGTTCCCTAAGAGTTAGATATGTGTGTCCCGCCTAGACGGGCTGTTGCTGTTGCTGACTAGCCATTTGCTGTTGCAACTGCATCAACACTTCAAGAGGAACATCCTCTAAACCAGTGGGCGCTCCGCCTTGAGGCATAGGCATTGGCATTGATCCTGCACCCATCGGGTTACCACCCATAGGCATAGACATTTGTTCTGGTGGCATTTGCATTCCACCACCGCCCATCGGCATTTGAGGTCCACCCAAACCAGCAGCGTCCATTCCTCCAGCCTGTTGAGCTGCCAAAATGTCTTGCGGATTCGCTTGTGGCGCATCGACACCAACACCAGGGTTGCCTTGCATTGGCGGTTGACCGCCCTGTGGTGGCATTGCGTTTGGATCACCAAGCACAGGAGGGGGAGGTTGCTGTTGCATCAAGAACTTGCCAGGAGACTTCACACCAAAACCATGCTGCAACACATGTTTGGCCAGTGCAGCAGGATCAATAACCGAACCGACCAGCGGTGCCAGTGAGTTCATCATCGCTACGGCCTGCTGGCGACGTTGCGTTTCATTACTGGGCTGGGTTGAGCCACCTTCAACAATGAAATCGAATTCGCCTTCAATGTCCTCATGGGTGTACTCGAACCAAAAAGGTTGACCTTCAGCCCCGACAATGCGTGCTGCCTGCTGCCCAGTCATGTACTGCTGAGCGAGCTGCAACACCTTGCGGGCAATACTGCCAATCGCAA